GATGGTAGTGCATAAGCTTTCATGGCTTTGAGCAGATCCATCAGCTGTTGACTTTCTTTCGCATTTCGAGGAGCAAAAGTCCATTCAAATCGATGTGTACGAAGAGGAACACCGCTAAACAATGCTTGAATGTGAGGATTTGGAACAGCACCGACTGCTTGGCCTATCGTGCTACCACCTATCTTTTCTGCTGCTTGTACTAATTGTCCGTAAGCTAAGGCAGCGGCGGCATTTTTTAAAGCTTGAGTTTTACCTGCGCCATCTGAAGAAGCCAAATATAATTGAGCAGCATCCGCAATACCACCTGCCAAGCCCTGTGATTCTTGGCCAACTTCAATGTCGAAACTTTCTCTTATGCCTTTTGGGAGAGGAAGAGCAAATGCTTGCACAAAATCAAGCGTGGCTGCAGTTTGAGGAGAAGGTCGTTGATATTTCTTAAACTTAAAAGCCATGTAATACTTGTCGCTGATATGATCAGGAAATTGTATTGTAGAAATTGCAACTATATCTCCATTTGCTGCAACATCGCCAATTCCAATTTTATTCGAAGCTCTTTGAATAGCGTCGACATATGTTTCAGCGTTAGGAGAAGCTCCGATAAGATTGCCGTTCTGCGGATTAAAGTTATTACGAATGTCGGCACACGATGCTCTCTTCATCTCGCTCGTAAATGTTTGGAAATACTTGTCTTCGAGTCCAGCAGTTAAAGAATCTCCGAAGCGGGCTGAAAGCTCTGACGCAAGTCTATCAGAAAATCCTACCTTCTTTAATGCTTTGGCAAAAAGATCCTCGACTGCGTTCTCAAGTTTGTCTTCGAGTTTATTAGTAAAATTCCTTACGGCTCTGTTTACCAGACCGCCCGCGTCTCTCTTAAGACTATCTAAATTTACTAGTCGATTATCTCTTCCGGCCATGTTATCTCTCAAATTAAAAGGCTACATCTTATTTATAAATAGAATCATGGCTTATCAGGGAAAGTTTCGACCAAAGAATACAAAGAAGTATCTTGGGGATTCGAACAATATCGTATATCGTAGTCGATGGGAATTAAAGTTCATGATGTACTTAGATTCTCATCCTAATGTCGTGCAATGGGGGAGTGAAGAACTCGTCATTCCGTATCGTTCTCCTATTGACAATCGAGTACATCGATACTTTCCAGACTTTATTGTCAAGAAGAAAACACCAGAAGGCAAGATCGATACTGTGGTGGTTGAAATAAAACCTCATGCGCAGACGCGGCCTCCAGTGGTGATAAATAAGCCTAATAAGCGTTATATTAATGAAGTCATGACATGGGGTGTCAACGAAGCCAAGTGGAGAGCAGCTGCAGTGTACTGCAATGACCGTGCTTGGAAGTTCGAGATACTCACCGAAAAAGAACTAGGAATTAAGTTTTAATGGCAATCGTATTTGATACTATCATCACACAAGGTGTTCGTTCAGGACAGATTCCTGCACGTACGAACTCTGCGCGTGAGTGGTTCAGAGATACTGCCGGCAAAATGAATCGTATCAATGAGCGTGAGATGATGAAGGGTGATACGACTCGTATGACTACTCAGCCTCTGCTCGGCTCGATGTACATGTTCTACTATGATCCGAAACATAAAGAAGAGCTTCCATACTACGACAGATTTCCTCTGATCTTTCCATATAAGAAAGTCAAAGGCGGATTCATGGGACTCAACTTACACTACTTGCCGTTGCAACTCAGAGCGAAGTTAATGGACGGTTTATATGACTTTGCAAACAACACTCGTTACGACGAGTCGACTCGTCTGAAACTCAGCTACGAACTCATGACACAAGCCGCAAAGCTAAGATGGTATGCTCCATGCATTAAACATTACTTGACTTCGCACGTACAATCGAAGTTTATGTACGTTTATCCATCTGAATGGGATATCGCGCTCTTCTTACCAACAGAACGTTTCGTCAAAGCAAGAAAGAATCAAGTTTGGATGGACACGAAAAGAATGCTAGGAGTTACTAAGTAATGTCAGGAAGTAACGAAGAGTTTGATTTTACTACTCGAGCTTCGCAAGGAATCCGATCAGGAACAATCTTTGGAAGAAATAGAAGAACGTCTGTTAGTCCAGAAAATCCTCAGGTAAGATATATCGCTACTCGCCGTGTCGAAGGAGGAAGAACTGTTGGATTCTTTGAACTTAATGATGGTGTAAATCCGCCCGCAAGAATTACGGACGAAGCGGCAAGAAGTTTTATTCAAACAAATAGACTTGGTTCTATAAATACTGACACTAATATTTTGCCTACTTTACCTCCAAACGAAGAACGCCCAACTCGTTCGACTGCCGCCGCTGGAGCTGCCGCTGGGACAGGCACTGGAGTTGGCGGCATCGCGACGCCTGCTCCAAAAACAGTAATTGATGAGCGTTTAAGAGGCGAAGGTGTTAATACTAATTTAGAATTATTCGAAAGAGATTCTGAAGGCAATCTTACTAATATATCTAAAGCTAGAACTTCTGATTCTGCTTTTAGTACTGGTGCGCGTACAGCTGGAACATTTAATATCGGGCGATTTAGGGCCGAAGTTTCTGGCGCCGACAGTGTACTGCCTACTCACAGCTTCTTAGTAGTTTTTGCTCCGATGATCTGGACGAGATCAAAATTTAGTGCTCAGAATCTCGACTCGCTTCTTACGATGAGATGCGATAACGTGGTTCTTCCTTCTGTGAATCTTTTACAAGAACAAAACATTCGAAGATATGGATTTGGTCCAGTCGAAAACGTTGCATATGGTGTAAACGTCGGAGATTTTACTCTACAATTCATCGTCGATAAGAATGCTTTAGTTGTAGAATACTTCGAAGAGTGGTTAAATCTCATCGTCAATCGCGACTCTTTTGGCGGCGCGAATATGAATAACAATAATCTTAAAAACGGAAGAAAACCTTACGAGATTGCCTATAAAGATACATACTCATGTCCTAACGTAAACGTGTTTGTATATGACCGAGCTCAAAACCAGGTTATGACATATAACATATATGATGTATTTCCTACTGGAATACAAAGCATGAATATGTCATGGAGCGAAGAAAACACTTTGATGAAGTTGAATATCACTTTCTCTTTCACCGATCTTCGAATCAATAGAATTCCTCCAAAGACTCGTGTAGATGACAAGTCGTTTAAGGATGAAATTAAAGTAACAGGTAGAAGAAGAAATCCGGACGGAACTTTTGTTGCCGGTGGTGCCGGAAGTGCACTCACTACTTTAAATTCGCCATTAGGTCGTGGACTAGAACTTACAGATCTATCGAATGAAACTACTATTATAGGAGATTTTGCGGGCAGAATTCGCGGCTCGGTAACACCCGTTCAATTAAGTACACCGACTACAAGCCAAACTACAGATGTTTCAGTGCCGAAAAACTATTCGACTCTCGGGGTGCGCATTAATCCCGGCGCTTAATACATAATTTTAAATCTAGGAGAATATATAATGCCTTTACCAAAAATCGATCAACCACTCTTTGACGTGACTGTCCCCTCTTCGAAGAAGAAAATTCTCTTTCGTCCATTCTTGGTGAAAGAAGAAAAGATCCTACTGATCTCTCAGCAAGGCGGAGAAGATACTGATGTGATCAGAGCTATCAAGCAGATCTTAAGACTGTGTGTGCAAGACGACGACTTTGATGTCGATAAGCTTACGACTTTCGATCTTGAATATTTGTTCTTAAAACTTCGCGCGAAGTCAGTGAACAACATTGTCAAGCTATCTTATCGTGATAACGAAGATGACAAGGTTTATGACTTTGAACTCAATCTCGATTCGATCGAAGTCGAAATGCCAGAAGGTGTAGACTCGACTATCAAGTTGTCTGATAATATTTCAATGATCATGAAATATCCGAGTGCGAGCATTACTGATAAGATCACACAGTTTGACAATGAAGTCGATCTGATGACTTTCTTCATTATCAACTGCATTGACACTATCGTGACAGAAGAAGAAATTTATCCTGCCTCTGAATACAGCGACAAAGAACTTGAAGAATTTCTCGATCAGTTGCCAGTGAATTCTTTCGAAAAAATTCGTACGTTCTTTGAGAAGATGCCGAAGCTGTACCATAAGATCGAATACAAAAATGAACTTGGCAATGATAGGAGTATCGAGTTAACGAATCTCAAAGATTTTTTTATGTGGCGCTGAGTCACAACTCTCTTCAGAACTACTATAGTATGATCTTTGCTTTGGCTCAGCATCACAAATATTCGATAACTGAGATTGAAAATTTGATACCTTATGAAAGAGATCTTTACGTCGATTTGTTGATGGCTCATCTTGAAGAACAAAAACAAGAAATAGAGAGTAGAAGAAAGTAATGGCAGCACCAGCAGTAGCAGGAATCGGCGCAAGATTGGGCGTAGAAGTAGTCGGAGAGACCATCGAAGGTATCTTCGGGTTAGCAGGAAAAGTAGTAGAAGCAGCTGGCAACGCCGTTCGCGGTGTTGGAGAAGCTGTAGGAGGAGCTATGCAAGGAGCTCTTTCTCCAGCTCCAGTGACTGTTATTAATGGTGTTGGCATGGCAGGTCAGGCTGCAAAAACAAAGGTGTCTGGATCAGGCACAATTCCTGCTTCGCCTAAAAAGTCGGGTAGACCAGCTGTCAATCCAAATATGCCAACAGAAAAATTGTTGGTTGTAGCGGTAAACTATCTTTCTTCGATTGAAAAGACTCTTGAGCAACAACTTCAGTTTGAAAGAAAGGCTTTTCAGCAACAAGCTCAGGCAGAAAAAGAAGCTTCGATCGAATCTGGTGGAAGATCTATCCAAAATCCCTTTAGTAACTTGGGAGAAAAACTGGGCGCTGTCAAAGATAACGCCAAAGAAAGAGCTGGGACTGTAGGCAAGCTTTTAATCGGTGGTGGTCTATTAGGTGCTCTCGGACTGGGCGCCATTGGAAATTTAGATACGACGCAGTTAAACGAGTTGAAATCAAATTGGGCAGCTTTCACTGATAAGATATCGCCTGTTATTGATTTTGTTAAAAACTTGGCGGGTGCATTGGGTTACGATGCAACCTTAGGAGCGGGCATTGGATTTACTGTTGCAGGGGTGCGAGGAGCACTAGTAGGTGCAGTTGTCGGAAAAATCTATGAAGATGCTTACGGAAAGATTAATCCTGAAACTAATAAAAGAGAAGGTGGAAAAGGATTGCTCTCCGCGATTGTAGGCAATTTTCCGCTCGCTGCGTTGGCTATAGCTCCTGTCACGGCGGTAAAGTTTGCATATAAAGGCGTTAAAGCTGCAGCCGGTGCTATAACTGGATTTGTAGCGAGACAAGCCGCAAGATTTAGCGCATGGTTTGCAGAAAAAGCTTTTATACGTTTCGCTTTCTCGGCATATGGCAAAAATAGATTATGGAATCTCTTCTTAAGATACTTAGAAAAGAAAGCACAACAAAGACTTCTTGCTCAAATTGCTGCCGTGGCTGCCACAACCGCCGCTACTACTGCTGCTGAAGCTACACTAGCTGCCACCGGTATAGGTGCACCAGTGGCTGCGGTTTCTGCTGTTGTAACAAAACTGATAGCAGCAGGTTTCGCGGCTTGGTTGTTATGGGATCTGTATCAAATTTGGGTAGAATTCTCAGAAACTGCGGAGGCAAGAGCACAAGCGGCTACTGACGACGAGAGAGCAAACGCTTCTCCTGCTACTTCAACTTCACCGACAGCTGACGCATCTCCAGCTCCTACGTCTTCTCCTCCGGCTGCTACACCTACAGATAGTCTTCCTCCAGCCGCAGCGGGTTCTATCGATGCTATTCTCGATAAGACTCCTCAAGAACTTACAGACGCCGAATTACGTCAGCTCGTAGAAAGACAAGGCAGGATAGAAAATCCGAGCGGAAGCTTAAATAATCCTGGAGGATTGCCAGTTGCAAGCGCAAAAACAACTCCGTATGCTGGAAACGTTGTTGGAGAAGTAGGAGCAAATGGTAACCCTTCAATTAGGATCGCGTCATTTGATACTGCTGAAAACGGTATTCGAGCTGCGATGTGGTTATGGAGAAATGGAAGACATTATAAAGGCAAATCAGTACGAGATGGATTAGGAGCATGGTCGACTGGAGTTTCTGGAAGAAATCCAAACTACGAGCGCATGCTTGGTTCTGCTAGATCTGGTTGGGCTGGAACTGATAGCCCTGTTACCGGTTCTGCTTTAAGTAGCGCAAGTTCGAGTTGGGCCGCCTTAGGCAAAGGAGCAATGGAAGCCATCGGTACAGTGTTACGTGCTGGACTCGGAAGTAATACCATGACACCTACGAGTGGATCTCAATTATCAGGTTTTAACGATACCATGAGTGGTAACGTTGAAAGATCTTCTTCTGATATACCTTCGGCAGGTGGTGGAGGGGGTGGCGCTGCAACGCCAGTTCAAGGAGAATCTACTGTAACTACCGCGCTAGCACGTACTTCTGCACAGATACAAAATGCGGTTGATTTAGGAAACGCTAACGCCGCTCAAACTGCAACTCAACAAGAATCTGCAGGCGCATCTTCTATTCGTCAAGCAAATGCTTCGAACGACGGCAAGTTAGAATGTCTTGATCCTAATTTCCCTGGAAACGGAGCTGTAGAAGCTTATCTCCAATATCATAGATTGGCTGCATAATGGTTGAACCAGTTACAATTGGCGGTCAAACGTTTATTAAAACGGCTGATGGTTGGGTAGATCAAAAATCAAAAGCAAAAGCGCCTGAAGGACTGCTTTCACTTCTAAATAGGCTTCAGGTTGAAAATTCTCCTGAAGGAAAGAAGAAGCGTGTTAAAATCGATACTTCTCGTCCAGTTGTAAAACTGGGAAAAACAGAATACGTATGGGATCTTAACAGCAAAGTATGGATCGATAAGAAAACAAAGGATGCAGCGAATCCTGCTTTCAGTAAGCTTATCGAAGCTGCCTATCAAGGCATTGTGCAAGGCACGACTGAAGAAGAAAAGCTTTACGAAAGTTGGGCGAAGAAAGCTGCAGCTGGACAAGTCTT